AATTATTTACAAAGTGGATTATACCCAGTTAAAAACTTCCCAACTGGATCTAATAATGTAATAGCTGTAGGTATTATACCCCAATCATTGTTTGGAGATTACATAAAACCAGGCAGTGTAAGTTTTGGAGCATTTGGTGATGATGGACAAGGTAATTTATTTGCTTCGGGGCAATATGTAGGTAATATTATATATACTCATGGTATTATAATTATAACAAACCAGACAGCAGCTAATGGATTTGTATTTGGAGGATCTTCAGGTACAGTAAGCTTTATCCCTACAAGAACAGTTTATGAAACTCAATATAAATGTACCATTAGACCTGATGAATTTAATTACTCATTAAATCCAACATTACTATCAGGATCTGAATTCACTAATCCTATAATCTCAAATGGAGCTACAGTAAACACTAGTGGTGATGTAGTTGATTTTGTAACTGGATCTGCTTTTTCTCCTTACATAACCACAGTTGGTCTTTATAATACAAATAATGAATTATTAGCTGTAGGTAAATTAGCTCAACCTATACCTACAAGTAGAACAGTTGATATGAATATAGTTATTAATATGGATAAGTAATATGTCACTAACAAGAATAGCCCCTGCAGATTTTGTTTTTAGTAATGATTCTCTTTCAACATCATGTTGGAGAGATGCTAATGGTAATCCTGTAGGAGATACTGAAAGTACACCTTCTTGGGAAATTCAAAATGTTGATGATATAAGTAATTATTATATAGGAACCCCAGCTAATTTACAATTTAGTCGAGCTCAAGCTAGTATAGTTTTTCCACCTTTATCTCTTCAAAGAAAATTATATGGGGCTATTCGTAATATAGTTTATGGAGATAAAAATGCTATTTTTGAATGGAATGGATCAGCAGTAAACACCTTTACAGTTACATCAATATCTAAAAACTGTTTAAAATCATCTTTACTACCTGGTAGTCTTCGTATAGGAGGTATTTACACAGATGATAGTAATATAACCCCTCCCAGAATATTAAACTGCGGAAGAGCATATAATATAGCACAAGCCGCATCACTCCCTGGAGGTGGATTTAATTATGGATTTGCAACAGGCAACCCCGTTGGTCTTTTTCTTCCTGATGTTGGATTAATTATACATGATGTTTTTATTAGTCCATCAACCTTTGTACTTAGTACAGAAAATACTACACCAACAAATCATGTCTTTATAAGAGCTAGAAATACTCAATATAACTACTCAGCAAATCCAAGTTTCATTTCAGGTAGTTCAGGAAAAATAATATATCAAGATTGGTTTGATAATCCTCAAACGTATATTACAACTGTTGGTTTATACAATGATAATAATGAGTTAATGGCAACAGCTAAACTCCCTCAACCATATAATAAAAACTTCAATAACGAGTTATTAATGCAAATAGGCTTAAACTTTTAAAATATGAATAATTGGTTCTGGTATGAAAACATGGAAATTAAAGAATTCAAAACAATAGATGATTTCCCACAAAATAGTTTTGGATTTATCTATAGGATTACTAATAGAGTAACAGGTAGATTTTATATTGGTAGAAAAAGTCTTTACCATAACATAAAGAAAAAACTTACTAAAGCTGAACTAGCTGAACAGTCAGGTCCCGGCCGTAAAGCAACAACTAAAAAAGTACATAAAGAATCTGATTGGTTAAAATATTGGGGTTCTAATAAAGAAATACTATCTGAAATAAAAAATGGAGGTGACCTAGCATTCCAAAAAGACATCATCAAAATAGTTAATACTAAAAAAGAATTAACATACTGGGAAATCCACTACCAATGCCAGTATAATGTACTACTCACAGACAGTTATAATGATAACATATTAGGAAAGTTTTTTAAGAAAGACTTTGCCCCCAACATTCTCTTACATACATTATGATGTATGGTGAACCAGTTATTAATAACTTTAGTAGATTCTGTTTTAGGTAAAGGTAAAACTACCTCTAAAAACAACCGGGCATATACTTGTCCGTTCTGTAAACATCATAAACCCAAACTTGAAGTTAATATGGATACAAATGCTAAAGGTGATAATCCTTGGCATTGTTGGGTATGCAATACTAAAGGCAGAAAATTAACTCGTCTATTCAAACATATTGAAGTACCATTAGATAAACTTCAAGCTTTATATTCTTTAGTAGGTACTTCTAAATCTGAACATACAGAAACTGATTTAGAACGCGTTAAATTGCCTGAAGAGTTTACCCCGCTAATTGATGTGAATACTAATAATCTCATTGGTAGACGCGCTTTAGCCTACCTAAAACGCCGTGGTATTACCAAATATGATATACTAAAGTATCAAATCGGTTATTGTGAGCATGGACATTATGCCAACATGATTATCATACCTTCATATGATGAAAAAGGTAATTTAAATTATTTTACCTCTAGAGGATTTGAAGAATTTTCTAGATCCAAATATAAGAATCCAAATGTATCAAGAAATATTGTTCCATTTGAATTTTTTATAAACTGGAATGTACCTATTATTTTATGTGAAGGTCCATTTGATATGATGGCTATCAAACGTAATGTAATACCTTTACTAGGTAAAAACATCCAGGACAAATTAAAGAAAAAATTAGTTACCTCACAGGTACAAAAAATATATATAGCATTGGATAAAGATGCTATTAAACAAGCTCTTTCATTTTGTGAAGATTTATTAAATGAAGGAAAAGAGGTTTATTTAGTAGAATTAAAAGATAAAGATCCAAGTGAAATGGGTTTTGAAAACTTTACTAAGTTAATCCAAACAATTCAACCATTAACATTCTCAAACCTATTTGAGAAAAAACTAGAACTAGTATGATAGAAAAAAATGTAAGTATTCATAGAAAAAGTGTAACTCGTATACTTAGTATGGACCCAACCTCAAAACGGGTAAGTATTAATGATAATCGATTTTATAGCAGAAATAATGATTATTATCCATCTGTGACAAGCATATTGCAATTTTTACCTAAAGGTAAATTTTTTGAAACTTGGTTAAAAGATGTAGGACATAACTCAGATATTATAGCTAGAAAAGCAGCAGATGAAGGAACTCAAGTCCATGATGCAGCTGAAAAGTATCTTAAAGGAGAAAAAATCCAATGGTTAAATGAAGAAGGATATTCTAATTACTCTATGGATGTTTGGAAATTAATTCTTAAATTTCATGATTTTTGGACAACCACTAAACCTGTACTAATAGAAAATGAAATTCACTTATTCTCAGATCAATATAAATATGCTGGTACTTGTGACTTAGTTGTTGAGATAGAAGGAGAAAGATGGTTATTAGACCTTAAAACATCAAACTCTATTCATACAGCTATGGATTTACAACTGTCAGCTTATGCTCAAGTGTGGAATGAAACATTTGAAGAAAAAATTGATAGAACAGGTATTATTTGGTTAAAATCTTCTAAACGTGGTGAAGATAAAAGTGGTAAAAAAATTCAAGGTAAAGGCTGGGAGATATATGAACCAACCCGTACATTTGAAAACAACATAAAATTATTCAACTCAGTATATGACTTGTTTAAAATTGAACATCCAAACCCAAGACCATCACAAGAGTCATTTCCTATTGAGATTCAATTAGACCCTAATATTTATCAGAAAACTGAGGAATGATTTCTTTAATAAAGCTATTACATGAAGTTCTTATTGATGAAGGTGGCAATGTATTCAAAAATACTGAATATGATTCTCAAGATATATTATTAGCAAATATTGAACCCACAGTTAAGAAATTTGTTGAAGATTTAGGTAAAATATTTCCAAATAAAAAATCAACATTCACCTCATTAACTGATAAAAATAACTGGTTAGGATCAACAGGTAGTAAACCTAAATCTGGAGATGTAGATATAGCCTATTCATCAGAATATTTCTTTAAAGATAAACAAGCTGATGTTGATGGATGGGGTATTGATCAAAATGAATATAATCAGTTATATGAAAAAAATAAAAAAGCAGCCCGCTCAGCTTCTGATGAACAAATCCAATTAAAATCTTTAATACAATTAATTGTTAAGAAAGTAAATTCAACTGGAGGAGATTTATTCACTAGTGATAAAGCCGCAGGTGCTGGTTCAATACACTACTCTTACCCACAATATACCCCAACCGGGGAAAAATTAGATATTAGGGCTCAACTTGACCTTGATATTGGAGACATGGATTGGTTAAAATTTAGATTTAATTCTGAGTTACCTAAAGAAGATCCTAATATTAAAGGTTTACATAGAGGACAATTAATGTTAGCTATGTTTGCTGCTTTAGGATATACATTTAAAAGTGGTAAAGGATTCATTCGTAAAGAAACAGGTGAAACTATAGCAGATAAACCTCAAGAATCTTTAGAAGTATTCAATCAAGAATATCAACCAAAACAACCTTTAACTTTAGAAATAATTAATAATTATAATAAGTTAATGGATTATATTAAAACTAATCTTAAGCCTGAAGATATAGAAAAAACATTAACTATGTTTAAAGAAGCAGTTAGAAGAGCAGGCGCATATGTACCTGATAATATTTAATTACTATGAGTGGAGCAGCGGGTGGATCACGTATAAGTAAAGAAAATTTAAAAGACACAATCCGTGACTATAGAGAAAATGTCTTAAAACCATTAGACTTAGATAAATCATATAGTATTACTGGTGTACGTTCTAGACCTGAAAAAAATATTTTTGGGGATATAGACATTGTTGTTTCCTTTCAAGGAGGTGATAAAAAAGAATTAAAACAAGAGTTAGCCCAATTTTTATCCCAAGTTGATAAAATCCCAGCCATACCTCATAAAAAAAATAATAAGTACTTCATACATGGCAATATAGTCAGTACATTATACCCTATATCTGGTAAAGAAGGAGAGTATGTTCAGATAGATAATATTGTGACAACATCTAAAGAAGAAGGAAAATTTGTATTTAATATGTTAGAC